ATGACCCAGCAGCCATTTTGGTTAACCAAAACGATGGAAGAAATGACGAGCAAAGAATGGGAATCTTTGTGCGATGGGTGTGGGCGTTGTTGCCTAAATAAATTAGAAGATTGGGACACAGGCGCTATATTTTTCACTAATGTTGCCTGTAATCAGCTGAATTGTGAAACTTGCCAATGCAAAAATTATGAGAAACGTTTTGATTTAGTACCAGATTGCATTGATTTAACACCCAAAAAGGTTAGAGAACTGCCCTGGTTGCCACCAACCTGTGCTTATAAATTAGTGAGTGATGGCAAAGACTTATACCCATGGCACCCACTTAAAAGTGGGGACCCAGATAGCGTTCATCAGGCAGGCATAAGCGTTAAAGGCAGAGTATTCCCCGAAGAGGATATGGAGCCAGAGGATTACGAAGACCATATCGTTACTTGGCCTGGCGAAGCGTAGGCAAGAATGGACATCAAACAGGAGAAAAAATTCCTAAATAGGAAAATAATCATTGACACCGTAACGGTGTTGAAGTACATTGTTTGTACGGTCGCAGAAGTAGGCAGATGACTGGCCACCCAAGCAGTTAGTTAAATAAGACTAAGAGTTAAGTATATTGGGTGAGATAATAATCGCGATGATAGTGCCAAGTTGGCGTCTATATGTAACGATTAAGGCACAAAGCGTACAATAAAAGTGCTTAGTTTACTGCTTCTTTCGACAAAGACTACTGCCGCACGGACATCAAGAATATTTTGATGTCTGATGCGGTATTTTTATATGTAGATTTTTGTCTGCATATCTCAAATTTTTTAAAATCAAAAAATAGATGGATTTTTATGACTGAGCAAAATGCTGGGAATAGCCTTTCTGCATCTAAAATTGGTCACATGGCCTCTCAATTGATGGGCATCTTAAATGAGCAATTAGATTGGTTGAAAAATAGTGTTACTGGTGAAGCTTTTTCAGAAGGCCGAACAAAAAACGCGCTGGCCCTTTCAAAAGGGCTACAAACTTTAGAAGAACTATTACAGAGAATGACAATTCATGACGCTGACAAAACTCCACCAACAGCTTTGGAGGTCCGCGCAAAGCTTGAAAAGCAAATTGCCATTATTGCAGAGCGAAACACAAAGGCTGGAAGCGATTGATGCTCTGCCTTTTATAGAGCAGGAAGTTTTAAAAGCGGATTGGCCTGTTTGGGCAAGAGAAAATCAATTGCCGCCAATGGGTGAATGGCGTACTTGGCTTTTAATGGGTGGGCGCGGTGCCGGTAAAACAAGAGCAGGCGCTGAATGGCTAAGGGCAATTGTAAACGCTGATAAGCATTTCTTAGGGGATGCAGGTGGGCGTATTGCGTTGGTTGGTGAAACGTATCAAGACGCACGTGCTGTTATGATTGAAGGTGAAAGTGGGCTGCTTGCGGTGCATCCTCAACATGAAATGCCAAAATGGATACCCTCAAGGCGCAGACTTGAATGGCCCAATGGTGTGATTGGTCAAGTATTCTCAGCTAATGATCCAGACGGGTTACGAGGCAATCAATTTGGTGCGGTTTGGAGCGATGAATTAGCCAAATGGCCATATTTAGAAGCGACTTGGGACATGCTGCAATTTTGTTTGCGGCTTGGCAATAATCCACGCCAATTGGTCACCACGACACCAAGGCCTTTGGCATTGTTAAAGAAAATGTTGGTGGACAATACAACGGTTGTTACCAGATCATCAACGATAGATAATAAGGGAAACCTTGCGCCTGGCTTTGTTGATTTTGTAACGGCAGAATATGGTGGAACGAGGTTAGGGCGCCAAGAAATAAATGGTGAAATTATTGAAGATCGCGAAGATGCATTATGGCGACGTAGTCAGTTAGAAAATTTACGAGTTAGAATAAGCCCGCCGTTAAAACGTATTATTGTAGCCGTCGATCCACCTGCAACCTCAACTGCGAATGCAGATGCTTGCGGTATTGTTGGGGCTGGTAAAGACAGTGAAGGTATTTGCTATGTATTAGCCGATGAAACACTGCACAATGCAACGCCGCAAATGTGGGCCAAAAAGGTTGTAGAATTATACAATAGACTTGGTGCAGATGCAGTTGTTGCAGAAGTAAATCAAGGCGGTGAAATGGTAGAAACCATTTTATCGATGGTCGACAGTACCATTGCTGTGCGCCCTGTAAGAGCCACACGTGGTAAGTGGGTTAGGGCAGAACCAGTAGCGATGCTTTATGCAAGAGGCAGTGTTAGACATGTTGGTTCTTTTGCAAAATTAGAGGACCAAATGTGCGATTTTGGACCTGATGGATTATCGCAAGGTCGCTCGCCAGATCGTCTAGATGCGCTTGTATGGGCATTGCACGAACTGGCATTAAAACAACAAAGCGTGCCACGCATTAGGCCAGCTTAATTAATTAAAACTATATGATGGGACAATTGAATGAGTAAAATTTTGCGCTGGTTAAATGCTGGCACAAAGGGCCTTTCGACGCCCAAAAACAAGGCATTATCAAGCGGTGAACTTGATGGTACAAAATCAGTAGGAACTGTTCATCCAATGGTGGCGCTTCATGGGTTTGGCGATGCATCATGGACCATGTCAGATTATGTTACACTTTCGCGAGAAGGGTATTTGCGAAATCCAATAGCGCACAGATGTGTAAGCCTAATAGCAGAAAGCGCAGCCTCTATGCCGTGGCTTTTATACGACAAATCATCCGAGATGGAAGTGCACCCAGTACTAGATTTATTGCACAGACCCAATGGGCGTCAATCGGGACAGAGCTTTTTAGAAAACCTTTATTCAAGTCTACTTATTTCAGGCAATGCATTTGTAAATAGAATCTCATTAGATGAAATCCCACGCGAATTACACCTATTTCGTTCAGACAGAGTAACCCCAGTGCTTGATGATAATGGCTGGACGATTTCTTACGATTATGCGGTTGGTAATCAGCGCGTGCGTTACGATTGTAATGAAATTGACGAGCCTATTTTACACTTGAAAATGTATAATCCATTATCCGACCATGAAGGGTATTCTCCGCTATCTTCTGCCCACATGGCACTAGATTTGCACAATGCTGCCTCGCGATGGAACAAAGCATTGCTTGATAATTCGGCACGTCCTTCAGGTGCATTGGTATATTCAACTAGCGAGACTGGAAATTTAACCGAAGAGCAGTTCGATCGTTTGAAAGCTGAATTAGAAGATGGGTACACAGGCGCCAATAGAGCAGGGCGCCCAATGCTACTTGAGGGCGGACTAGATTGGAAAGCCATGGGCTTTAGTCCAAAAGATATGGACTTTATGGAAGCTAAAAATGGTGCAGCTCGCGAAATTGCACTGGCCTTTGGTGTGCCGCCAATGTTGCTTGGCATACCGGGAGATAATACGTTTGCAAACTATAAAGAAGCTAATATCGCCTTATGGCGGCAAACAATTTTGCCATTGGTCACCCGTGTAGTTTCTTCATTAGATCATTGGTTGCTGCCGCATTTTCAGCAAGGGCTTAGGCTTGATGTTGACCGTGATAAAGTAGAAGCATTGGCAGTTGACCGCACTGCGTTATGGGCAAGAATAAACGAAGCAAATTTTTTAACGTCAAACGAAAAACGTGAAGCGACTGGATATAGTGAACTAGATAGCGAGCAACAATTAGATGGTTAGATCAATGTTCTCAATTATCGATTTACCTTTAAACGATCTGCCTGAGACTGCATGGCTTTGGTCTGCTAAATTTTTTGGCGCAATATTAGGTTCGGCTATTTCCATTGCATATGTGTTGCCAAAGGGCAGACGAGAAGCCGCAATTCGTTTTGCAGTTGGCGTGTCGATTGGCTTTGTATTTGGACCATTGGTTGCAAATCAAATTTCCCAATATTTTGGTCTCAATAGTGCCTTATCAAAGGTAGAAATGTTTTTGATAGGTTCGTCTTTAGCAAGCCTTTGCGCATGGTGGGCATTAGGAATTTTACAGCGACTGGCGCAGCGCACAGTAACTCGAAAATAAGCAATATAAAAATGGAGAATAGCATGAACAACTCTAGCTTTTTAAAGCTAAGGGAGAAGAAATTCGTCGCAACGTCACTTGATAAAGTGCATCTCGATGGAACGTTTTCTGGGTATGCCAGCGTTTTTAACGAAGTGGATTTGGGCAATGATTTAATTGTACCCAGCGCTTTCACTAAATCGCTTTTGAAACGTGAAGCTTGCGACATTCGCATGTTGTTTCAACACAATCCTGATGAGCCGATTGGTGTATGGGAGGAAATCACCCAAACCGAACACGGTTTAAAAGTTAGAGGGAGAATCACGAAATCAGTTTCGCGTGGTGCAGAAGTATTGGAACTCATGCGAGTTGGTGCAATTGATGGCCTATCTATTGGTTTTAAAACGGTGCGTGCAAAACAAGACAAACAAAAAAATGTACGACGTATTTTAGAAGCAGATTTGTGGGAAATCTCTATCGTTACATTTCCCATGCAACACTCTGCACGAGTGGATTGCGTAAAATCTAAGTTGAATAAGTCTTCAAAAAACAAACCAACAATTCGAGAATTTGAACGATGGCTCGTGCGGGAAGCAGGACTATCGCGAGCGGATGCCAAAACGGTAATCACCAAAGGCTATTCGCACCTTGCTGGCAGACGGGAAGCTGCAGGCAATTCCAACGACCTTGCAATGCGCATTCGTGCATCAGCAGGTAACCTTCTCTCCTCAGTAAATAGGAATAGTTTATGACTAATAAAATAACAGCACCCGAAACAAAGGCTGTCACAGGTAATTCTGAAGATGTGGCAAATGCATTTGATGAATTCATGATTGCATTTGAATCCTTTCGTGAAACAAATGACGAACGTCTAGCTCAGGTAGAAACCAGAGTGGGTGCAGATGTTGTAACGATAGAAAAAATGAACCGCATCAACACGGCACTAGACGAACAAAAAATCTTGATGGACCGTATGATTTTAAAAAATCAACGTCCTTCTTTTAGCAAAGATAATGGCCAAGGTAATATTCAAACCATGGCAATGGTTGAGCATAAAAATGCATTCAACAACTATATCCGCTCGGGCAAAGAAAACGATCTGCGTAGCTTTGAAGAAAAAGCAATGTCTTATACTTCAGACCCAGATGGTGGTTATTTAGTACCTGATGAAACAGCATCTGAAATTGGCCGCCGTCTAGCGCAAATTTCGCCAATTCGTTCTGTCGCTGGTATCCGTGTTGTATCTTCTGCAATGTACAAAAAACCGTTTGCTATCACAGGTCCATCTACTGGCTGGGTGGCAGAAACGGCAGTACGCCCCCAAACGGCTGCACCTGCATTATCTGAATTGCAATTTCCAACCATGGAACTTTATGCAATGCCTGCTGCAACGTCTTCCTTGCTAGAAGATTCCGCGATTAACATTGACCAATGGATTGCAGAAGAAGTTGAAATCGCATTTGCTGAACAAGAAAGCGCAGCCTTTATTAATGGGGATGGCGTAAACCAACCAAAAGGTATTTTAACAAATACAGTAGTTGATGAAGGTTCGTGGGCTTGGGGGGCGCTTGGTTATGTACCAACTGGTGCTGATGGTGACTTTGCAACAAGCGATGCTTCGGACACTTTAGTGGATACAATTTATTCTCTTAAAGCTGGATACCGTCAAAACGCCAATTGGCTTATGAACCGACGCACTCAAGCAGACATTCGAAAACTTAAAGATGCTGATGGTAATTATCTATGGCAAGCGCCATCAGTGGCTGGTGAAAAAGCCATGTTAATGGGCTTTCCAGTATTAGAAGCTGAAGACATGCCAGACGTAGCAAGTGACAGCCTGTCGGTAGCGTTTGGTGATTTCAACCGTGGTTATTTGGTGGTTGATAGAGCAGGGGTGCGTGTGTTGCGAGATCCATTCTCAGCAAAGCCTTATGTCTTATTTTACACAACCAAGCGCGTTGGCGGTGGTGTGCAAGACTTTGACGCAATCAAACTTGTAAAATTTGGCACTGCTTAAACGACGCCCCTCCCTCGTTTAAACATCGCTCAAATATTGCGTGCGATGGTGCCAAATGCGGCCTCGTCAAATTTTGGCGGGGCCTTTTTCTTTTCAACAAAATAGGAACCAACATGGCAGTCAGTCTTGTAACTGGGCCAACCAGCAGGCCAATAACGCTGGATGAAGTAAAGCGACATCTTCGAATTGAAACGAGTGATGATGATTTGTATTTAGAAAGTTTGATTGATGCAGGCATTGCACATTTAGAAAGTGTGTCTGGATTGAAATTAATGACTCAAACTTGGCGACAATATCTTGATGAATTGCCTGAGAAGAATACGGTTCGTTTGGCTGTTTACCCCGTTCGTTCCCTCACCAGTGTTGTCTACTTTGATGCAAATGGCGATGAACAAGAAGTGCCTAACACGCAACTTGAACTCGATAGGTTTTCAAATCCAGCGCGTTTAGAAATTTCTAGTAAATTCCCGGTAGCATCTGCGTTCAATGGAATTGAAATAGTTATACAAGCAGGGTTTGGCGATACTGCCACCGATGTTCCAGACAGCTTAGTTCGCGCATTATTAATTTTGATTGCACACAATTACGAATTTAGGGGTGCAGTACCCATTGGAGATATTCCTGCATCAGAACCTCACGGGTTTAGAACGCTGATAGCGCCTTTTCGGAGGGTAAAAATTTGAGCCGTCATAATTTTTTACAAGCAGGCGGCTTCAATTTGAGAATGACTGTTCAAAAACAAAGCGAAGTCACCGACGGTTTTGGCGGGTTTACAAAATCTTGGGAAACAAAATTTGAAGTATGGGCAAGACTAATTCCCATCTCTGCCGCAATGGTTAGTCTGGTAAGTGGGAAGAATACACAGCTTACACACTACATTTATATACGCAAAAATGATGCGCTCAAAAGTGGTATGCGGTTTGTAAAAGGCGAACGTGTTTTTCTGATCGAAACCATTCAAGATCCTGATGAAACACAGCGTTATCTAGTTTGCACTGTGTGTGAAATTTTTTGTCAAAATGAAAACGGAGACACTTAATCATGCAAGCTTCAATAGCCTTACAAAAAGCAATTTACGAAGCGCTTATTACAGATTCAATTTTAATCAATGATTTAGGTGGCGCTTATGTTTTTGACAGCGTGCCCATTAATCAAGAATTGCCATTCGTCCAATTTGGAAAGCTAACGTCTAAAGATTGGAGTACCAGTACTGAAAATGGCGACGAACACGAAATCGAAATTTTTATTTGGTCATGTCACAAAGGCCGAAAACAATTATTAGAGTTAGCTGCCCAAGTTGAAAGTACGATTACAGCCCTTGCTGGTGTGCACGATGAGCACACCATTATCGACATTCAATGCACACAAACAGTGACGCAATATGATGTCAAAAGTGGAAATTTTAAAGCCACGCTGACTTATCGTTGCGTTTCTGAATCATAGAATAAATATTTCAAAAGGAAAATTCAATGGCCGCTCAAAAGGGTAAAGATCTTCTATTAAAGCTAGACGATGGCAATGGCAGCTTTGTAACTGTTGCAGGACTACGCGCACGCCAAATAGCGTTTAACGCTGAAACAATCGATATAACAGATTCAGAAAGTTCTGGGCGATGGAGAGAATTGCTTTCTGGCGCAGGTTTGCGTCGCTCTAGCATAAGCGGTTCGGGTATTTTTAAAGATGCTGCATCTGACGCATTGGTTCGGGCACAATTGTTTTCAGGTGAAACCGCAGATTGGCAAATTTTAATTCCAGATTTTGGAAGTTTATCAGGACCGTTTCAAATCACGTCATTGGAATATTCTGGCCAGCATAATAGCGAGATTACATTTGAAATTTCATTAGAGTCAGCTGGCGCAATATCGTTCGCAAATCTGTAGAGAAGAATATGGGTGATAAAATGGTCAATAAACATCGTGGTGAAATTTCTGTGGAATTAGACGACAAAAATTGGACCTTGTGTCTAACACTTGGCGCACTGGCACAGTTAGAAGATCATTTCAAAGTAAGCGATTTAACGTCGCTTGCTGAAAAACTATCAAGCAATGCTTTATGTGCATCAGACTTTTTAGCTATCATTTTGGCTGGCTTAAAAGGTGGTGGTCATGATGTGGATTCGGCCGCTGTAAATGACATGCGTATTAACGGTGGTGCAACGGGCTATGCAATTTTAGTTGCTGATCTTTTAAAAGCTACCTTTGGTTCTGCTGAAGACACAGAGCCATCAAAAACTAACGAGCGTGTTTAAGAATGAAGGCAAACTGGTGGGCTGTTGCTTTTAGAATTGCTGTTGTTGAATTGGGCATTATGCCAAAGGATTTTTGGAATTTATCTCTCCCAGAATTTAACTTGCTAACTCAAATCCTACCTACAAATCATCAAATTGATTGCCCCAATCGCGAGCGTTTAAAAGCGTTGATAAAGAACCATCCAGACAAAATTAAAGCGAAATAAATGAAAAAGAAAACTGATTATCCTGATGAACATTCGATCACGATTAAGGCAGACACCACTGCTTTTGATACCGCGCTAAAATCAGCAAATGATAGCGCCAAAGATTTTGGTAGAACTTTTACATCGACGATTAAAACCGCGATCATGACCGGTAAGAGTTTTGAGAAAGTTCTAAATGATATTGCATTACGAATTTCAAAAATGGCGTTGAACAAAGCGTTAGCACCAATTGAAGGCGCTATCTCAAATTTGATGGGTTCTTTTATATCTAGCCTTTCAACGCCTCAGCCGTTTGCAAAGGGTGGTGCGTTTTCACAAAATGGAATTGTTACTGCACCAACCTTATTTGGCTTTGGCGGCAAGACGGGCGTGATGGGAGAAGCAGGCCCAGAAGCGGTAATGCCATTAACCCGGGGTGCAGATGGCAAATTGGGTGTTGCAGCGGCCGGTGCTGGGGCAAAATCAGTGAATGTTGTTTTCAATGTAAATGCCAACGATGCTGCAAGTTTTAATAAATCGGAATCACAAATCACAGCCATGCTTGCGCGTGCTGTTATGCGCGGTCAACGTAATCTCTAGTTTTAGCAATATTATAATTTTAAAAGTGGATCAATAATGTCAGCCATTCAATCCTTTCACGAAGTAAGGTTCCCAACCGACATTGCGCTTGGTGCTGTTGGTGGCCCTTCAAGACGAACAGAGGTCGTTACACTCGCCTCTGGAAAAGAACAAAGAAATGCTCGATGGTCAGCTTCAAGACGAAAATACAATGCAGGTTATGGCGTTAAAACTCTAGATGACTTAAGTGAAGTTTTGTCATTTTTTGAAGAAAGACGCGGCAAGCTATTTGGCTTTAGATATAGAGACCCATTGGATTATAAATCTTCAAAACCAAAAGATAATGTAACCTTTAGCGACCAACATATTGGCGTGGGTGATGGCACAAAATCAGATTTTCAACTGATAAAAACATATGGAACCGGTGAGGCGGCCTGGCAACGGCATATTAATAAGCCAGTTATTGGCACCGTGTTATTAAGCATTGATGATGTTGAAAAAGTTCAAGGTCCTGACTTCACAATTGAAGTTGCCACAGGCGTAATTGAACTTAATCTTGCACCAAATAATGGCGCGATTATTAAGGCTGGCTTTGAGTTCGATGTTCCAGTTAGATTTGATACAGATGAGGTGTTGGTTAATCTAACAACATTTTTGGCAGGTGATATTGCATCCATTCCATTGGTGGAGCTGTCACTATGAAAAATTTTGATCCAGCTTTTACCGACCATCTAAATGGCGAGGTAACAACACTGTGCAATTGTTGGCAAATAGAGTTAGCAGACACAACAATTATGGGGTTTACGGACCATGACCGCGATGTAGCGTTAAATGGTGTTTTGCATGAAGCGGCTTCTGGTTTTGAAAGTAGTGAGATTGAAGATAGCCTTGGAATATCTACAGACGAACAAGAAATAGCTGGTGCTCTACAGTCTAATAAAATTACGGCGGAAGATATTTTTGCCCGCAAATATGATGGCGCACGCATTAAGCACTTTGTTGTAAACTGGAATGAACCATCACAACATGCACTCATGCGAACGTTGATAATGGGCGATATTTTTCAATCAGATACTGTGTTTAAAGCCAGTGTTAAATCTCAAACATCCTTGCTAGATCAAACAAAAAATAGACGGTATCAAAAGTTATGTAGTGCGCAACTAGGCGACAAGAATTGCAAAGTTCTTCTTGGAAATAGCCTGAAGAAAACTGGCGTTGTTCGTATAATAATTAGCAGTCAAATATTAGAGGTTAGTGGTATAGATACTTATTCATCAGGTTGGTTTAGATCAGGTGAATTTAAACTATTGACGGGAAGTAATGCTGGTAGAAAAGTCAAAATTGCTGAGCATATTGCCCCTCTAGAAGGTGCAAATAATTCCATATTACATTTGTGGGAAGGCCTACCAGAAGGCATGACTATTGATGACACATTCGAAATCATACCTGGTTGCGATAAGCACTTTTCTACATGCAAAGCAAAGTTTTCAAATGGTAATAATTTTCGTGGTTTTCCTCATATGCCAGATGCAGAATATGTAATGAGTTATGCTTCAGTCTCTGAGCAAATGGATGGTGGTCCAATATTCCCCCAAGATGAATAAATTCAATCATAATTGAGAAGAATTGACCATGACACGCGAAGAAATTGTGTCCAGCATTCTAACAGAATGTCGGAGCTGGATTGGCACGCCCTATATCCATCAAGCCTCGCTCAAAGGCGTAGGAGCAGACTGCTTGGGCCTTGTCAGAGGTGTGTGGCGTCATCTTTATGGTGAGGAACCAGAGGCTGTTCCAGCTTACTCGCCTGATTGGGGCGAGGCCTGTGACAATGAAACTATTTTGAATGCTGCGAACAGGAATTTTGTAAAAGTTTTTGAAGACCCAATGCCAGCAGATTTGTTGGTGTTTCGTTGGCGTGAAGGAGCGATCGCTAAGCATGTTGGAATCTTATTAGATCATAAAAACTTTATCCACGCTTATGAGGGTGCAGGAGTCGTTGAAGCAAGTTTGGGCAGTCATTGGAAAAAAAGAATAGTGGGCATATATCGCTTTCCAATTTTACCCCTAAAAAAGGAATGTAAATAAATATGGCAACAATTGTTTTGCAAGTTGTTGGTGCTGCTATTGGTGGTGCAATAGGCGGGCCTGCGGGCGCTGCTATTGGGCGTGCTATAGGTGCAGCGGCTGGTTATGCAGTGGACCAACAAATTTTTTCTAAAGATCAATTCATCGAGGGTGGTAGGGTTGAAAATGCTAGATTATTAAGTTCAGGAGAAGGTGAAATAATTGCTCGAAGCTACGGGCGAACTCGGTTAGGTGGAAAAATAATTTGGGCAACCAGATTTTTAGAAGTCCGCTCTACAAAGAAATCTAGTGCAGGTGGCAAAGGCGGCGGTCGATCTGTTACGACAGAAAGCTTCGCTTATTTTGCAAATTTTGCAGTTGGTATATGCGAGGGTGAAATTTCAAAAATTGGCCGTATATGGGCAGATGGTGAAGAGCTAGATCAAACACAATATGAAATTAGAACTTATAATGGCTCACAGTCACAAACCGTTGATCCTTTAATTCAGGCAAAGCAAGGAACAGACAATTCTCCTGCCTTTAACGGCACCGCCTATGTGGTGTTTGAAAATTTTCCTATCGCAAAGTACGGCAATAGAATTCCGCAAGTTTCCTTTGAAGTCATCAATAGTGTTTCAACAGTTGATAGATCAATAAAGGCTGTTTGCTTAATTCCAGGAGCCAGCGAATTTGCATATTCTCCAACTCAAATAAGTGGCACGTTAAGAGGTGTAACGATCTCTGAAAATAGGCATGTCTTTACAGCTGGTTCTAATTGGAATGCTTCACTAGATGAGTTGCAAGCATTATGCCCAAACTTAGAATCTGTCGCATTGGTTGTTTCATGGTTTGGCACAGATTTGCGTGCTGATAATTGTAATATTGAACCAAGAGTTGAGCACAAGGATTACAATCGTGGTAGTTGGCGAGTATCAGGAATAAATCGTGCTTCAGCTAATTTAACATCGAAAATAGAGGGGCGTCCATCTTATGGTGGAACACCGACAGATGCGTCTGTCATTGAAGCGATTGCGGATCTAAAACAACGCGGTTTAAAAGTCTTGTTTTATCCTTTCATCATGATGGATATTCCAGGCAATAACGGCCTTCCAGACCCTTATGGTGAGGACGAGCAACAAGCTCATCCATGGAGAGGGCGTGTAACCTGCCATCCTGCCATTGGCGAGCCAAACACCGTGGATCAAACAGCAATTGCAAGTGAGCAAGTGTCGCAATTTGTTGGCTTAGCAAGCTCCAATGAATTTTCTACTTCTTTAGGTTATGTTTCTTATTCAGGGGAAGAGTTTTCTTATCGTCGAATGATTTTGCATTACGCCACTTTGACCAATTTAGCAGGCGGCGTTGATGGTTTTCTCATTGGCTCAGAACTACGTGGCCTTACTCAAATTCGTGGATTAAATAATTCATTCCCATTTGTGCAAGCATTGCAAACTCTAGTGCAAGATGTGCGTCAAATTGTTGGCGCTAATACCAAGTTAAGTTATGCAGCTGACTGGTCTGAATATTTTGGCTATCAACCTCAAGATAGTACTGGTGACGTATTTTTCCACCTAGATGCGCTTTGGGCTGAGCCAGATATTGATGCGATTGGCATCGATAATTATGTTCCCCTTGCTGATTGGCACACTATTGGTGATCCTGAAAATGCTAATGTAAAATCAATTTACGACATTGATTATCTAAAATCTAATATTCTAGGTGGCGAGGGTTATGATTGGTTTTATGCAAGCCAAGGAGAAAAACTTTTAGGCAATCGAACGCAAATAACAGATGGACTTGATGAACCTTGGATTTACCGTTTTAAAGACATTCGTTCGTGGTGGATGAACCCGCACTATGAGCGTTTGGCTGGGGTTAAAGCTCAAATGCCTACCGCTTGGGTTCCTGCTCAAAAACCCATTTGGTTTACCGAAATTGGTTGCCCAGCTGTCGATAGAAGTGCGAACCAACCCAATGTGTTTTTCGATGCAAAATCATCAGAATCCAAACTCCCATACGCTTCAAATGGTGGTCGTGACGATTTAATTCAGAATAGATTTATAAAGTCACAATTGGAATTTTGGCAGAATGAGCAAACTAATTTTGACAATCCAAATCCAATTTCACCCCATTATAACGGCCCAATGGTTGATACAGCTAATTTTTGGTTTTGGGCTTGGGATGCGCGCCCGTTTCCAACATTTCCTCTTGATTCAAAACTTTGGAGTGATGGTGAAAATTGGAACCGAGGACACTGGCTAAATGGCAGATTAGGGGGCTGCCCAATTGATGATTTAATAACTCAATTATTTGCAGATTATGGGTTTGCAAATGTAAACATCAAGGCAGATGGGTTTATTGATGGCTATGTGCTTGCAAGAGAGGGATCGCTTGCAGATGCTGTTAGGCCGTTACTTAGTTTCTTCAATATCTCACTTCGTGAAGAAGATGGTAGTTTTGTTATGTTGGGTAAAAATTATCACGACCACATTGTCATTTCAAAAGATGATTTGGTTCAAGAAGATGATACCCCTGCATTGACTTCTATACGCGGTAGCGAAATTGAACTGCCGCATGAAATGCATGTTCATCACGGTGAGATACTGACAGATTTTGAACCGACCACGTCTTATTCAAGAAAAATGGATACCAATAGCGACCGTCAAGTTAAAGTGAACTTAGCAGTTAATATGGGTAAAGAAGTTGCAATTTCTAAAGCCGATGCGCGGTTACGTGATGCATGGAATAGCCGTGATACTGTAAAATTTAGCTTGTCACAAAAACACCTACATTTGGATGTTGCAGATATAATTGAAATTGAGGGGCAAAAATTAAAGTATCAAATTTTATCATCGGCCCAAGGCGTTTTTCGTGAAATAGAGGGCAATGGGTTTGAGTATTTTGAGGAAAGCGTTTCCAATTTAATGCTCAACAAAAGGAAATCAACTTCACTGCAGACGGGCGGAAGACCGTTGGCTGTATTCATGAACTTACCCTTGCAGCAAAATTCACTTTCGCCACAGCGCGCTATTTACGTTGCTGTTAATGCTCAACCATGGGGCCATAATTATGCCATTCAATCATCGCCCACGTTGGAGGGATATTCATTAAGGGGTATTGGCGATCAGCCTGCAAGTATTTTTCAGTTGTTATCACCATTGGAAGAAGGCCCAATTGGCAGATGGGATTATGCCGCTAGAATACATCTCAAAACTGATGGTACTTTTCTAGAGTCGATTGAAAATATTTTGGTATTGGGCGGTGAAAATACTTTAGCGGTAGAAACCAGAAAAGGTGGCTGGGAACTGGTTCAGTTTTTAAACGCTGAATTAGTAGGCGAAAATGAGTGGATTTTAGATACCATACTAAGAGGGCAATTAGGCACTAATATTGAAACCAGCCAAGGGGCAAATGTTGGTGCAAATGTAGTTTTATTAGATGCTTCGATGGTGAAAATAGATGTTCCCATGCATGAAGTTGGACTGGAGCTAAACTGGATAATTGGTGCAACCAATGAACCTGTTTCTGACAAAACCCATGAAAAAAATACATTTGCTTGTACTGGGATTAATGCACGTCCCTTAAGCCCCGTTCATGGTAAAATTATAGAAAAACCAAATGGAGATATCCAACTCCATTGGATCAGGCGTTCAAGGTTAAATTCTGATAGCTGGGAAGTGCCAGAAACACCGCTTGATGAACAAAATGAACGATACAATACTTCCATTAAAAATGAGGAAGGTGACTTGCTGCGCGAACTGGTGTTGGAGGAGGCATCTTTTACATATTTGAATGAAGCGCGTATTGAGGATTTTGGTTCTGCAACATCCCCAGTCTCGTTCCATATCTCTCAATTATCAGATGCAGGTCTAAAAGGCCCTGAACTCATAATTACGAGTTAATCCCCCCCAATAAAATAGGAGTACAAAATGGTTGATGAAAAACCATGGTTCATGTCGAAAACAATCTGGAGTTCTTTAATCGCTGTTGCCGCCGCACTGATAGCATCATTAGGCGTTACCATTGATGGTGGAACACAAGATGCAATTGCAAACTCTGCTGTGCAATTGGTCGCAGCATTAAGCTCAGTTTTTGCAATTTATGGACGTCTGTCTGCAACTGAAATAATTTCTTAAAGGAAACAAGATGAGCGTCAGCTTAAGTTCACTTTTTTTGGCGCTCATCACTTTGGTCACCCGTATAATTAATTTTGTAGATGTTCGTAATAAAAAAAATAAAACAACTGAAAATCATTCACTTCGTAGAAGTAAGGGTGATCTTGAAAAGTTGTTGCATGCAATAAAAATCAGACGGAAGATTAGGAATGCTAATAAACGCCATAAAAATAATGACAGTTATCTTAGTGTTGATGAACTTAACAAATTG